GAAGCAAAACGTGGAGTGGCTGAAAGACGAATGGGATCGTCTCACGGATCATGTCGCAAGGGATTTCTGGCTGGATGTCATAAAAGATGCGATAACAGAGTTTTGCAAGTGGGTGGTGTGGAAAATCAGCCAGACCGTAACGCTCATTGGCGAGAGCGTGATGGGGCCGGCCGCGTTCATTACGCAACTGCTTACGGATCCGATGGACTTCGAAAAGGCCGTGGAGGCCATGCGAAAGCAGTATACGATTACCTGGGAAGAGCTTCTGAGGGGCGATCCTTATCCAGATCCCCAAAAAGGCACCGACTTGGATTTCACGTTTGGGAAGTTGTTCATGCCTGGCCTCGGCGGGGCGAATAATGCGCCTAATACGCCTGAAAACGAAGTGTCCCTCTTGGGCGAAATCATAGGGGCTGTTGTTGAGCAATTCAAAGAGGACTGGGCGGGGGCATTCGATTGGTTCAAAGGCGAATTCCCTGAACTGGCATCAACCGTAGAATCACTTTTTTCTGAAGGGCCGCAAGGCGACGGATATGAGTACGAACGCATTGACGTGGAGGCATTGCTTGCAGGCCTCCGGTCTTCGGCGGAAGAGGGCATGGCTGCGGCGGCGGGCGCCACAGCGGGCACTGGGAGGAGCTATGAAGACATTATCCGGGCGGCCGAGCAGCTGAAGCAGTCTCTCGACCCCGTGAGGGCTGCCTACAAGGGCATCTTGGAGGACATCGAGACCCTGAACGACGCGGGAAGCTACACAGAGGAATGGCAGTCGAAACTTGCGGATAAGTGGGCCGAACAACTGCACGATATGGACTGGAGCGACGTCGGGGAAGCTATGGAACAGATCGGCGCAAAGAATGCGAGTCTGGCCGACGAGGTGATGACGCGTATCCAAATGATTAAGCAGGAGGCGAAAGGCCTGGCGGCGGATAACCTTATCGCCCGGATGCAGCCGGAGAACGTGCAAATCTTTGAAGAGATGCGGGCGAATATCGAGCTTTTGAAGGCGGCCGGGCGGCTCGATGACGAAACGACAAACCTCCTTTCCGCGTATTCATGGGAAGAAATGCGGGTTCTGTCGACCGAGGCCCTCGACGAGCTTATCGGGATGCTGTATTCGGCCGGGGGGGCTTACGCCGAGGCCGCGGCCCGGATCGAGGAGCTTCGAGCTAATCAGGCTGGGCTCAGCGTCGAGCTCGCGAATACCGCCGGGGCCCTGATGGATCTTGGGTTCAAGATTAATCAGGTCGCCGACACAATAGATTCTGGAATCGGCCGGAAGATCGGGGCCGTTGTTACCTCGATTGCGGGGATCTCGCTCGGCATCCGCGAGGCTGTCACGGCCTTCAAAACCCTTGCAAGCTCCGGAAAGGCGAGCATCGCGTCAACGATTGCCAGCGTTGCGCAACTTGCGACCGGCGTGCTCGGCGCGATCGGGGCCGTGCTGACCCTTGCAGAGGCCTTCGGGCTCGTCGGCGACAAGGCCGAAGAGGTCAAGACCGGATGGGCAAAGGTCATGGACGAGCTTGGGGACCGGCTCGACGAATGGGCCGACCGGCTGACGGATACGATTATCGAATTCGTGAAAACGGGCGAGTTCGAGCTCAACAAGTTCCTCCAGGGGGTCGCGGAGGATATCCTTCGTACGACGATTACCACGATGTTCACGCAGCCGCTGATGGGTTTCATCGGCGGAGCCTTCGCGAAAGGGGCCGCGTTTTCAGGGGGCGAGGTCGTTCCCTTCGCGAAAGGCGGGATTGCGACGGGCCCGGCCTATTTCCCTCTGCGGGGCGGGAAGACCGGCTTATTGGGCGAAGCGGGGCCCGAGGCCATCATGCCGTTGCGGCGGACAGATGACGGGTCGCTTGGGGTGCGGGCGACTGTCGCGGCGACCACAATCAACGTTATCGACCAGCGGGGCGCCGGTTCGCCGCCGGTCGACGTGCAACGCCGGAAGACGGCCGACGGAGGCGAGGAAGTCCGCATCATGATCCGCGATGCCGTCGCCGATACCCTGGCCCGGGGCGAGCTCGACGGGCTCCTCGGGTTAACCTTCGGTCTGCAGCGTGGGAGGGCATAATGGCGATTGCGACATGGCCCGCGGAACTGAAAACCCCGCAACCCCCAGGGCTTATCGACGAGCCGCAAAATGACCTCGTTATCAGCCGACCCGACGCGGGGCCGGCGAAGGTGCGGCGGAGGTTCACTGCGGCGGCGCGGCAGATCGATATCCCAGTCATTTTCACAACGACTGAGCGGACGTTTTTCAACACCTTTTGGAATACGGTGTGGGCGCAGGCTGGGGCTGATGCCGGGTGTTTCACCTGGACGGACCCGCACGATGACGGCAGCCGGACCTTCCGATTCCGGGCTCGCCCTCGATGGCGGCTTGCCTTCGAGGCGGATGCGAACGCGGATGTTCGGTGGGAGGGCACGCTGGAGCTGGAGATCCTGCCCTAATGCCGCGGGATACAAGCCTAACGTTTCGGCAGGCGGTATTTGGGCAACAGACCGGCGAGGTCCTCTTGAGCCTGGCGAGCATTGAACATTCGGCCCTCCCATCGCCGATTCGTCTGGTTGATAACCTCGCAAACATCACGAGCCGCGGGAAGGTCTACACCGCGTGCGGATTCGGACTCCTGCCTCCGCAAGAGACGGCTGAACGCCTCCCGGTTACCTCGATGTGGATTGACAACATTGACCGGGCGTATTCCGAGGGATTGCGGGCGGTTACGACTCCGGCAACCGCCACGCTGGAGATTATCCTCGCGAGCAACCCCGACACGGTCGAGGCCGGGCCGTTTGTCTTTCGCGTTGAGCGGCTGGTCTTTGATGCCAAAACCATTACGGGGCGCCTTGCCTTCGAGGATTTCCTGAACGAGGTTATCCCGGCCGGGCGCATCACCCCGGCCGATTTCCCAGGGGCATTTTCATGATCGCTGCCTGGGCAAAGAAATACATCGGCATCCCGTTTGAGCCGGGCGGACGCGAGCCCTCGGGCTGCGACTGTTACGGACTCGTTTGCCTGGTTTATCGGGAGGAATTCGGGGCGGCTCTTCCCTCCTACGCCGGGGCTTACGGCCGGGAGACGCCCGCGGAAGCAGTCGAGGGACTTGTTAGAAACGAGGCGGATGCTGCCTGGTCGACGATCAAAGAGGGGGAGGACCCGGCCCCGGGTGACGTGGTGCTTGTACGGAGGCTTGGCCGGGAATCGCATGTCGGCGTGTACGTAGGGGAACACAAATTCCTGCATTGCGACCGCGGGATCGGGGCCGTTATAGAGGATCTCCGGACAGGAAGATGGGGGAGCAAAATTGCGGGGTATTACCGCTTCGCGGGGGCGCGGGTATCCAGGGGCTCGATATCCTCTCATGTGCTTGTCACTGCCAGGAAAAGCCCTTTTACGACGCATTCATCGTTGGAATCTTTTTCCTCGGGAATGACCATCGAGGAGATTGTCGAGGCGGTATCGATTCCCGATTATTACCGGGCGGGTGTCGCGGTTCGCCTCGACGGCGGCGATATCCCGGCGGCATGGTGGGCCAGGATACGGCCGAAGGCCGGGCATCACGTCGAGATCGTCGTCGTTCCTGGGGGGCCGCTGGCGGAACAACTCGGGCTCTCGACTACGACCTTGCGTATGGGGACGATGGCGGGCGTTTCGATTGCGGCGGGACTCATATCGGCCGCGGTCGGCGGTCCCCTCGGATGGGCCATCGGGGCGGCCTTGGGGATCGGCGGAATGCTTGCGGTCAACGCCCTTATTCCACCTCCGAAGCTCCCGACAGACGAGACCGGGTACTCGTTCGGAGGGGGCGGCGGCTCTGTTCTGCGGCCCTTCGACCCGGTCCCTTTGGTCTTCGGTCGGCACCGGGTATTCCCTCCTCTCGCTGCGATGCCGTACACCGAAATCGCCGGGCGCGATCAATACTTGCACCTCCTGTATCTCGTCGGGCTCGGCCCCGTTGAAATATCGGACTTGAAACTCGGCGATGAACCTATCGAAAACTACAATGACCTCGAGGTCGAAATCTTGCGGGGTGCGGCCGGGGACCCGGCCCTCACCCTTTACGAGGGGGACATTCAAGAGCAATACGTTAACGCGAAACTCGAGCAAACCCACGATGATGTCTGGAATTTGGAGGAGGGAGCGCAACACACCGCATCGGCCTTGGGCTGGCATACGCGGACCTCAGCGACAAACCCCGACCGGCTTAGCGTTGACATCGCCTTTATCCGCGGTTTAATGGAGCTTAAAGACGGCGATCCGAAAGCGGCCTCGGTCGATTTTGACATTCAGGCCCGCGAACTTCCTTTTGGGGAATGGCTCGCGTTTAACCCGTTCCTTGGCGAGGACGATTATCTCGACCCGGCCGCGGCCTTCTCCTTGCCGACGGCATATTCGTGGATGCCCACCCTTGAGGGCGGCTTTGAAGGACTCGTTACAAGAATCGGCGCGATGGCAGTGGGGCACAGGGCGGCTCCGGCGGCCATGCTCGCCCGCATCGATTATCGGCTTGGGCTTTTGTCGGCCCGGCTAACTATGGTCAAAGCTCTCGCGACCGGGGCCAACATCACGAAGGTTCAAGCGCTCCAGGTCGATGTCGAGGCGGTCCGGGCCGCGTTCGGGCTATGGACCGAGACGACCGAGGCAGGGACGATTGCCGCGGCGAAAAATGTCATCAACCTGACCCTCGACATTTACGAGGCAACCCGAGCTCTTGCGGAGACGATTTGGAACGAAAGCAAGGGGGGGGCGGTCGGCCGTGCGCGGTCGCCGTGGTGGCGGCGCTGGTGTCAAGCCCGATGGTATCGAAAGGCCGTTGTGGACCTGTTCAATGGCTCGGTTTACTTCGGCCGCGGGGAGCAGCGATGGCATCGCGTCACTGACAAATACAACGGGACCGTGAGGGTTTCGGGCGCGTGGTCTGTCGACAGCGACGCCGGGATTGACGGGGGCACGAATCAATACGAGGTCAGAATTCGCCGCAGGTCGAAAAAGAAGGAAGACAAGAACCGGACGATTTACGACGAGGCGACTTGGACCGCGCTAAGAACGCACCGGGCCGGGGAAGCCGTGACCCGGGACGATGTCGCGCTTGTGGCATTCCGCATCAAAGCCACCGACCAGCTGAACGGAATGGTCTCGAATTTCAACTGCATCGCGGAGGCCGTTAGCCCGTATTACGACGGGACCGTGCCCGTTCCTGCCTATTCGGCATGGCCGACAAAGGCATCGAGCAACCCTGCATGGGCTTACCTTCGCCTCCTCTGCGACCCGAAGGTCAATGCGCGGGCCGTCGCGGTCTCGCGCCTCGACATCACTCGGTTTCTGGATTGGGCCGCGGCATGTGAGGCGGCAACGCCCCCGCGAGCCTTCGACGCCTACATTACCCGCAGTCTTACGGCTTTCCGGCTCCTCGGGCAGATCGCCGCGACCGGCCGGGCCGCCTTCGGGATGCGCGACGGCCGTTTCTCTGTCGTGCGCGATGTCGAGCAGACTACGCCTATCCAACATTTCACCCCGAGGAATTCGTGGAATTTCGAGGTCACCCGGGAGCTCGTCGCGAAGCCTCACGCTCTCCGATGTCAGTTTCTCAACGCCGCGGCCGGGTATGAGCAAGACGAAATCTATGTCTACGCCGACGGGTTTAGCGCGCAGAATGCGACCGTTTTCGAGGATATGGATTTCTACGGGATTACGGATGCGGCTGCGGTCCATCGCGAGGGGAGATATCATCTCGCGGTCGCAGAACTCCGCCCCGAGGTTATCGAATTTCAAGCGGACATCGAGCACCTGGTCTGTTCGGTCGGCGATCTTGTGCTCGTTACGCACGACGTCCCGTTGTGGGGGCTCGCGGCCGGCCGCGTAAAGGCGATCGATGGGATGATCATCGCTCTCGACGAGCCGGTCCCGATGGCGGCTGGGAAAAGCTACGGTATCCGATT